ACGCCCCAGCCGGTGTGCCCGCCGAAGGGCCGACCTACAAGAAAATGCGCTCAGTGCCGTGGGCGACCTACATCAATAACCGGCTGATCCTGCCAGACGGTCGCCAGAACGTAATGATTTCCGACGTGCTCGACCCCGATCTTTACGATCCGTTTTGGGCGTCGTTCCGCGTGGGCAAGGGCGGGAACGATTACATTGTGGCCGTGCATCCATGGGTCGATGGCACGGCGCTAGTTTTTTGTCGCAAGAGCATCTGGCTCGCAACGATTGCCCAAGTCGCAGCGACCGGAGGCAACGGCTTCGACATTGACTCAGCGGTAAGCAAATTGGAGCTGCTCACCGACGAGATCGGCTGCGCGGCGCGGAGAACCATCGTAACGGCGGGCAACTTCGTCTACTTTCTTTCCGACAGCGGTGTCTACCGCCTCGATGCGAGACTGGATCTCAAGCTGCGCGGCGATACCAAGCCACTTAGCGATCCTATCGCCGACAAGCTGCAAACGCTCAACACCGATCTCATCGAGGACGCTGTCGCTGTCTACCAAGACAATCGCTACTACCTCGCCGTGCCGCTGGCCGACAGCACGGACAGCAACAACGGCGTGTTCATTTACAGCCAGCTCAACGAGCAGTGGGAAACGGAGGACATCTACGGCTTTGGTGTGAATAACTTCTTGGTCGGCAACGTGGCGGGCGAGCGGCGCATCATGATCACCAACCGCGCCGGATACCTCATGCTGCTCAACCAGCGCGAGGACGGCGATGACAGCCCTGACACTACAGTCAATGTGGTTTCGCCAGTTCCGGCCAGCATCCGCACCCGCCGCTACGACTTCGGCGACATGCACAGCAAGCGGTTCCTTCGCACAATTGCCGATGTGGTCATTCCGGCTGGGGCGAGCATTACGACCAAGATCAAAACGATCAACCCCGACGTGGAGGACGTTACCATCGGCACGCTGGCCAATACTTCCAGCGGGCTGGAGGACTACAACGCAAAGTCGCCGATCCGCTACAAGGCTCACGCCGCCGAGATCCTTTACGAGACAAACAACGGACGACCAGAAATCCGTGGGGCCAGTATTGAGGCATCGCCCAAGAGCAACCCGCCGACTGAGACAAGGAACGCAGCTTAACAACTAAGGAACAAAATCATGGCAACCGTAACCGCATCTTACAACTGGGTCAGTGGCGAAACCGTCACCCCCGCGAAACTCAACAGCGCCGCCGCGCCGACTGTGGTGGTCGCTGACAATGAAGTGACAACCGCGAAGATTGCAGACGCGAACGTGACCACGGCGAAGATTGCAGACGCCAATGTCACGGCCGCAAAGCTGGCCAGCAACGCAGTCGAGACGGCCAAGATCGCCGACGACGCCGTCACCAACGACAAGCTCTCCCTTGCCGCCAACGCCGGAGAAATCAAAAAGGCGCTCAACGCCGACAACTCGCCGCCCATCTATGCGTGCAGGGCGTGGGTAAATTTTGACGGGACGCGCAACGAGGCCGACACCGGAGCGTCCGCCAATGGGTTCAATGTCAAAATTCGCTCCAACGGCAATGTGGCAAGTGTCCTTAAAAACGCAAGCGGCGACTATACTGTTACATTCACCTCGGCAATGCCTGATGCCAATTATACAATCTCCGCATTGGCAAGCGAAGGATCGGCCTCCGCCACGCGAGGTTCCACTGGTTGTGCGATCAAAAATGGAACAACCCCAACAAGCGGATCGCTCTCAATTACAACGCGCTCTGGATCAACGGCGTCTCTTGATGGGTCTCAAATCGACTGTGAGATTGTTAATGTCGCCATTTTTCGATGAGGCCATGGCAACGCGCAAAACACTGGTGGGACAACCACAGCACGCAAGACTTCTGGGAAGCGGTCGGCGAGCACCTGTCGGCGGGCTATGTGTGGAACAGCCCAAGCTGCTTCATGCTGGCCAAAGCCTGCCGATGGAGCGCGGAGGAGCAACAATTTGAACTCGGGGAAGCCAACTGCTGGTTCGTCACTTTGGCTGCTGGCACTGCTGGCGCAAACCCTGTGCGGGAGTGCCTTCGCGTGGCGCCAAATCCGCACCCCTATGTGGCCTGGTGCCGCAGGGGGAGCTTTGAGCCGCGGGTATACTCAATGGAGAAACTAATTAGCAAAACAGGAGGACAATAATATGGGAGGTGGAGGACCATCATTTACACCAGCACCAGTGCCACCGGCACCGGCGCCGATTGATTATGACAAAATGGCCAAGGCGTCGATTCGCGTGGCCAACGCTCAAACCTTGGCGCAAGAAGAGTCGATCAAAAGACTGTATCCTGAGTATATCAAGATGCAGCTTGGGACCGCTGACCAACTCGCTGGTAAGCTCGACAACGAATACTTAGCCCGCACACGCGGCGTGGTCGGCGAAGAGCTGACGGCGGCGAGCACGCCGAACGCCATTGAGGCTAGGCTCATGCAGGATGCGGAGTCGGAGCTGGCCCTCGGTCGCTCGCTCTCACCAGAGCAGATGCGCGAAGCCTCGCAGTCGGCCCGCGCGGCGTTTGCGGCTCGCGGTCTTGGCACCTCGATGGGCGGCAGCGCGGCTGAGATTCTCAACCGGGATGCCTACGGCACCGCACGGCAGGATGCTCGGCGTGGCTTTGCGGCCAGCGTCAATCAGATGGACTTGGCCCGCAGGCAGCGGCGGGTTGGATTGGCTGGTGCCTACGGAGACCTTGATCCGTTTCGGCAGGCTATTGGACCGGCGTTCCAGTTGGGAACCAACACCCTATCGAACACAACCAATCAAGTGAACAGCATCTTCGGTGGTTCGCTGCAACAGGCGGGCAATGTCGAGAGCTTCAACACCAACATGGCAGCCAGCCGCTACAACTCGGTAATGAACAACAACGCGGCGCTGCAATCCGCCTCAATGCAGGCCGGCGCGGCCAACAACTCGGCGACCATGGGCATGATCGGCACCGGCGTGGGCGCTGCGGTGGGTATCGGCGTCATCGCCATCTAACTTATGGAGCAACTGGTCAAAGATACATGCCGCAAGGTGGAGCGTTGGCTGGACGCCAGCGCCAACCCTGTCGTACTATGGAGCGGCGGCAAGGATTCGACGGCCATGCTGCACCTCATCCGCCACAAGGTGGGCGCCAAGCTGCCGGTGATCCAGTGGCGCGAGCCGCGCTTCCGGCATCGCTATGCTTACAGCGACATGCTGGCCGAGGCGTGGGACTTGGAGATGTATGACTACGCGCCTCTCGGCTATGCGCTGACAGACGGCTACGACATCGAGACCGGCATTCCGCGCTTTGACTTCATCAAGCTCTACCAGATCGGCACCAAGTCGCTGGCGCTCTGCCTCGGCACCGAAGAACCGCAGCCGGAGGAGCTGGCCAGCGGACGCTATCTGTGCGGGCTGGAAGCTCTGAAGCGCCCAACCGGCACATTCAACTTCCCGTGGGATGCCGCCTTCCACGGCCAGAAGTCGGCCGACGTGGATCTTATCAAAGGCCAAGTGCCGCTCGCGCAGGACGTTTTGGTGCAGGCCGGCATTCCTACGCAGCTCTACCCGATGCGCCGCTGGTCGGATGCCGACATCTGGAACTACCTCGAAGCCGAAGGCGTGCCGAATGACGACACCCGCTACGAGAAAGCCGCCGGCGTGTGGCGACACCGGAAGGATAAGAGCGCAAACAGCGACTACTACCCTGTCTGCTGGAACTGCGTGAACCGGCACCTCGGCTGCACCGTCTGGTGCCCGAAGAATCAATGCGAGACGAACAACATCAGCCATCTAGCACCCTACATCGACCTGCAATCGGAGGCGCAGGGCTTCCGCCCGACATGGAGCGATTCGACTGTCAACGGTGTGGCGCATGCTGCAGTCACAAGTGGAGCTGGCCAGTCTTACGACGAGACCGAAGCGACGCCGCTGGCATTCCGCAATGGATGCTTAGAGACGACTACCCTTTGATGAAGACGACGAACAACCGCTGCGTGGCGCTGACCGGCGAAGTCGGATGCGGCGTCTCTTGCTCAATTTACAACAACCGCCCGAACGCCTGCCGCGCGTTTGTGGCGGGATCACAACTGTGCCTAGAGGCGCGGGCTGCGGCGGGAATCTTGGAGGAATAAAAACTATGCTTGCTTACAACCCAACCGTAAATGATGAGAGCGGAGCGATCCGCGGACAGGGAATTGTCAACTCGGCGCAGATGAATGCGCAGGCGAAGGTCCAACTGGCTAATGATATTGGCGGGGCTTTGGTTAGTTTGGCCGGGGCTTATGGGCAGATGCAGGGCACCAAAGCCAAGGGCAAGAACTTCAAAAAGTTCATGGGCATGGCCGGAGAGACCTTTGGCTTTGACGAGAACCAACTCAGCTCCTTCACCGACATGGATGACTACGATGCCGGCATGATGCTCGACAACTTCGGATCGTGGATGCCCTCCATGGCTAATGCGCAGCTTGGCAAGCAGCGGCTTGGTGTGCAGCAAAATGCGCCCCTTGCCAAAGCACAATATGGAGCAGCCTCCCAAGTCGCCGCTGGCCAGGGCCGCGTAACCGCGCCGCCTTCCAACATCAACTTCGACGCCATTCCCTAACCCCATGCCTCCACGCAACAATAGACTACCCGCTCCGGTTGAGCCGCCGCTTCCGGCGCTTGTGCCGTATGACGAGAACCTGCCATCCATCGACCCGCCGCCGGAGTTCTTGGAGGAGATGAATGGCGTGCCCGCGGACGACTACGCTGTGCCTGATGAGGTCTACAACGATGTGGCTGCGGAACCCTCCGCTGCCACCGAAGAGCTGCCGCAGACCGGCATGGGCTTTGACTTCAACTCGCTCAATGTCCAGACCCGCGAAGACTTCGACGCGCTGCCGCTTGAGCAGCAGGAGCTTCTCAAGGCCATGAAGCGCGGCGTGCAGTTCACGCCGGCTGGCGCGGCTGAGTTTGTGCTCAAGCAGCAGAATGCGCGGGCTGAGATGGAGCGTAAGACGGCGATGATGCAGGCTGATCCCATGCGCCAGGCACAGCTTGCCGACCGCAACGCCAAGCTGGCCGAAA